GTGCTAAGCTCCAGTTGAGATGGTTAGTCTCAACATGTGTCAACCCCCTTGAATCAGATGCTAAAGTGTATCGCCGATAAGTTGGCGATCCACGACGCATCTTGCTGAGATCTGTAACCAGGATCCCAGCCATCTAGATAGCCTCGCGGCAATCTAGATCGACGGGTTCTTACCCTAGGCGGTTTAATGCTTCGAGGTAAGTAGAACAACCCGTCTCCGACCTGAGAGATATATCCGCCTACCGCTAGCGGCATCGAGAACGGAATCGCTTCTTTAGGAAGCGGTTTGAACTCATGTGCTAGCGATAAGTATGTATACCTCTTAGGACACCCAGCAGTCAGAACCCCTTGGTCGGGGTTCAACCACTCGGGTACGAGGTGGACTTTGCCGTCTATGAATGAACGTAGTAAAGTAAGCGTTTTATGCATGGGGATTTTCTCCCTTGCACACCACGCTAATACTTGGTTCATAACTACATAGACGTCGGGTTCCGCAGCGAGTGACTTCACATAGAAAGGAGTAATATCTACCCCGTTCGAAAAATCACCACCGCAGGACTCGCGAAAAGTTCCGTCACTGTAAGACTTATCTAAATTAACGATAAGTCCAGCCTTTGTCAAGACATCTACGATATCAACATACTCATGCGTGGGAATAATTATGTCATCCCCAAACACGCAAGTGTTAGTCCAGTCTATAAAAAGACTAGGACCGCCACGCGTACAGCGATAACCGTAAATGAGAGCGACAATGATCAGCGTCATTAAGGGAAAAGTAAAACCATTCCCCATGGTACTAATCATATGTAGCTCAACTTGTATGTCTGAATCCCTAGATTTACCATCTCTAGGGACTGTAATCGTGGGTGATCTAAGCTTCATTAGTAGATCAAACCACGAACCAGGCATAAGGGCTCGTACAAGATCGATGCTAATCATATCGCTTGCAGACTTGAGGTCAAGGGTTGCAACATCCCCGTACTCAGATCCGCGTTTGGCCATAGCCACGTTCTTAGGCTGTTGGTTGCGAATGTCTAGACCGATACGACGTAGAGCTCCCTCAAGATACATGCCTGCAGCAAGCTGCAGACACATATTACCTGAGGGTTCTATGGCGATTGTACGTTCAGTGTCCTCGTTTTTCGGAACTGTTGTTAGTCGCGAACCATCGACCTGCTTAGTACCCGAAACTCCTTCTCGACCATCCTTGGCCGTGAAGTAAGGGTTCAGACTACGCAGTTTAAGAACCAATGGTTCACACAGAGCGGTACAAGTCATATTCTGCCAGATCTTATCGGCCGCATGAGTCCCTTTGATGCCATTACTGGCACCAGGTCCAAACCGCCAATTCGACCACAGATATGACATCTCGAGAGGCTGCTGAATTGCCAACTCGTCCCAGGAAGAGGTATAACGCTCTAAAATCGTTAGTATGAAATATCGAGCGTTTGCCATTATCCTAGGATCAGTGGTAACGGAGGGAGGGGATTCGTTTTGCAGAATCCTGACCCTTTCATTGATCAATAGAAAATCATTGATCGAATTACCACGAAGCTCTTCTCTAAGGAAGCGTGCACGTTTCCGTGCACGTTGTACCTGACGAGAGACCGCGTGCGTCTGCGGTCCCTTATCAAGAAGCTCACCTAACATCGTGTTGAAGAAGGCCGTAAGGCGTTCTTCATTACGACCTTGAACGTTACTTTTACTCACAGGATAACTCCCGATGAAATAACGGTTGTACCAAGAAAAGACCTAAGAGCCTTTACGACTCTTCAGTACCGACGTTTCCTCCGGATACGGTGTCTCTGTATTCGGAGTAGTGACGGTAGTTTCGGTCTTCGCAGCATTCTTTCTGATCTGAGCAACAGCGGTTACAAGTGGATCGAGTAGCACTGCCGGTGCGTTCGCTAGAATAACTAGCACACACGCCACGGCAATGACAGCAGGATACACTTTTACCCAGGTCATTATAGAACACCTGTCAATACCGTGACCGAAATACCACTCGCTTGCTCCCATCCGATGCCAAAATGGCAGCTGATAAGAGCGCGAATTTCTTCCGGTTCATAGGTATCGACGCCGGCAGGAACTTCAATTATCGTGGTGATTTTAGGCACCATGATGCTCTGGTTCGCTGCTGGCGCGGCCCCCTTACGTGTAATGAACTTATACGTATTAAGGGGGACATTCTTGATGACGCCCGTTACAGGGTTTGCCTGCGGTAACGTCCTCAGGATCGGAGGCCGGAAGAATGCCACCGTGAACGGCTTACTAACACTGTTCACGTCAACACTCGTCTGAGTACCACCGAGTGCACTAACGGCGTATTGTTTACCGTTAATGTTCGGTGCGACATCCGTGAGAAGCGTATAGGTCGGGGAAGTTAATCCCGTGACCGCCGCGCCTGTTGCAGGTGTTGCAGGTGCAAAAGCCATGTATGGCTCCTTAAGTTTGGCGAACAGGGAACTAAATCTTAGGTCAGTCAGATCTAAGATTCGGGCCATGTTTGCCAGCTAACACAGACGCTAAGTTTAACAACTTAGTGAGTCCGTGGGATGCGATTTCATCCGCAGTTTTAATGCGGAGAGCTCGCGTAGGAAGGACGGGGGCCAGCTTAGTGCGCACAAACACAGTATATCTCACTGTAGACGGATTTCCAGCAAAGCCAATTGAGGCATTGTTGAATCTCTGAGCAACAGGAGATGCTGTAGTAACGCTTTGGTACTTGTAGCTCTTGTTCAAATACACTATAGTAGCAGGTAGCGTATAGAACATATCTTCGAGCCACGGGCCTACAGTAGTAAAGTAATCAACTGCCCAGGAAAAGGCTGTGAGCTCCCAAAGAATACTAGGGAGCGCCTCAACTTTCAACCCAAGGTGGTCGGTTACACTGTAGTTGTTGCCACATCTGACGTTCAAGTCAACTGCGGCAACATACCGTATACCTTGCGTGTGATGTGCATTGAGATTAAACGCAATGCTTGCATCCTTAGCAATAAACTCAGACGATATTCCAACTGGAACATAGCCTGTGTGGTATACTTGAGTAGCAGAACCATAAAGACGAACACGGTTATTCTCTCTTGTGACATAATGCAAGATAGAATCAGCAGCTGACTTGATGTCATTGAGTAAGGGATTAACTCCGAACCCATAGCCAAGCCAGATGTCACCGAGTTGCTTTGTGATACTTTTGCCCCCAGATTTCTTGGCGGCTAGCAAAGCTTTGAACGTCGACATAGCTAGGTCGTTAATCTGTCGTACAAGACGATAGATTTCACGACTTTCTGCTAGCGGCGGGCCAAGCTGAGCGTTACCGACTTTACCAGAGAGACGATTCTTCAAGCGAGCCAAAGCTCTATCATCTAGAGCTGTTGTATCGTTAGGAGAATTCATCATGCCCCCATAGAGTAAGCCACTTCCGAAACTTAAATCATTTGATGTCTCGGATTTGACTCTATACTTTGTGAGCTTAACAGCGTAATGCTCCCTCG